TTTCTGGTGCAACCTCTACTACTACAGCTTTGCGTGCTTCTGTATCGCAAACTGAAGGTGGTACATTTTCAAGATCAGATGTAAAGTCTGAAACTAAAAACCTACGCTTTGCTTATACAGGCGTAGAGTGCGATACTCCAACAGTATCCAGATAAACATGGGGAGCTTCGGCTCCCTTTTTTTTATTCATAAAAATTAACTATGGCTTCTATATCTAAAATTGACAATGAGTTACCTGCAGTAAACCAAATCTTATCATCAATAGGACAAGCACCTGTAACTGACGTTACCGATAGAACCAACCCAGACGTTGCGATCGTATTGAATACGTTAGAAGAGGTGAATGAAGAAGTACAATCTGAAGGATGGGCTTTCAATACAGAATATGGTTGGACTATAACAACTCAAAAAACTACTGATACTAATCCTAAACACTATGAGATCCCTTCAAATATATTACAAATGGATTTATCAGATACATATAAAGGTGATATAGATCTTGTAATGAGAAGATCAGTACCTACTGATGGGACAACTGGTGTCTTAAAACTATATGATAGATATAACCATTCATTTGAAATAGGTACAACTGCTGGTCAAGAATTTGATACAGATGTTATATGGTTATTTAATTTTATTGATGTACCTAGACCTATTCAAAACTATATAACAGCAAAAGCTGCAACAATTGTAGCACAACGTATTATAGGAGACCCAGCTTTAATTCAAACTCTCCAACAAAGAGAAGGATTAGCTAGATCAGTTGCTTTAGAATACGAATGTAATCAAGCAGATTATAGTATCTTTGGACACCCCCAAGGTAATAAAAACTACACCAGTTATAAACCTTATACAGCTTTACAACGCTAATGGCAATTGTCACACAACGTGTCCCAAATTATTTAGGTGGGGTATCTAAACAACCAGATGATAAGAAGTTTCCGGGTCAAGTCCGTGAAGCTTTAAATGCTTACCCTGATCCTACCTACGGTCTACAGAAAAGGCCGGGACTTAAATTCCTAACTCATTTACAAAATGGAGTGCCTACAGGTGGTACTGCATATGATAATAATGATTTAGATAATGGTAAGTGGTTTTATATACATCGTGATAATGATGAAAAATATATAGGATGTATTATAGGAGTATCTGGTTCTCCTTATGGTGAAGTACATGTATGGAATGTAGCGACTAATGTTAAAGCAACAGTTACTTATACTGGTAGTTCTAGAGATTATCTTACAGCTGTATCAAAGAATGATTATCATGTACTTACTGTACAGGATACGTCTATCATTACTAACAAACAAAAAACTGTAACAGCACAAGCAAATAACTCTTTTAATGCTAAACGTCAGGCCACTATAAGATTACGTGGTGTTGATAATAGTGCAGATTATAAAGTATATATAACAACAGGTGGTAGTACACAAACCGCTACTTATACCAGTGATTCATCTGCTACAGCTTTAGAAATTTTAACTGGATTAGAGGGTGCTTTAGATGGTTTAAGTATATCAGGTTTAGCTGTTGAAAGATTAAATGGTTCACTGGAAATAACTCATACTGCTGATTTTACAATAACAACAAATGCTGGTATTGATGGTCAACAGTTAAGTAATTACGGTGATCAAGTTAATACCGTAGCTGATCTACCTACAGAATCAGTTCATGGTAGAGTTGTAAAGATCATTAATACTGCATCTAATGATGCTGATGATTACTATTCTAAGTTTGTCGCTGATGATGGTGTTAAGGGTGAAGGGTATTGGGAAGAAACCTTAGGACATGGTATGTCTCCGGGTTTCACAGCATCTTTAATGCCACATGAATTAGTTAATACTGGTACTAATGCTTTTACATTCAGACCAATCACTTGGACTGCTAGATTAGTAGGGGATGATAATACTAATCCACAACCTTCTTTTGTTGGTAATAAGATACAACAAGCTTTTTTCAATAACAATAGATTAGGATTTCTATCAGAAGATAACGTAATCTTAAGTCAATCTGGAGAGTTTTATAATTTTTATCATATAACAGCTCAGACACTTAGTGCAGCAGATCCGATTGATTTAAACTGTTCTAGTATGAGACCTGCTGTACTACATGGTATTGTACAAGTAGCTTCGGGTTTGTTATTATTTTCAGCAAACCAACAGTTTATTATGTATGCTGCTGATGGTAACTTAACACCACAGACTGCTATGATACGTGGTCTTTCTAACTACGAAATGGATACTAATATAGATCCTGTTGATGTAGGTACTAGTATTAACTTTGTTAGTAAAACTGAAGTTTATACTAGGGTGTTTGATATGATTCCTAAAAGAGAAGGTGAGATTCCAACAGTAATTAATTTAGGAAAAGTAGTCGATGAGTATATACCAGAAACAGTTGATACTTTAATAGCTAGTCCACAAAACTCATTTATAGCATTATATGGATCTACTTTAGATACAGTGTATTTCCATAGAACATTCCCTGAAGCTGAAAATTTAAGAGCATGGTATAGTTGGAAATTCCCCGGTAACGTATTAGATTTTGTAGTAGATTCTGATTCGTTGTATACTGTAATAAAAGTAGGTACAGGTGCATCAGCTAGGTACAGTTTACTTACATCTAACTTAAGTGCTACACTTATAGATGAAGCTATTACTACTTCTGACGGCCTAAGGATTAACCCTTATATGGATTTCTATACTAAAGCTACAAACGGCTTAACAGGTGGTTCAGAGAAGAAAGTTGTTTTTGATTCTACTAATAATCGTAGTAAATGTTATATACCTTATTCTGATATAACTTTAGCTACACCAGTTATTGCTGTTTCAGGTGATGCTGCTACTAACTTTAGTACAGATGTTCAGTCTGGTTTTACTACTCAAGCTACACGTGGTTCAGATAGTGATGGTACATTCTTTATAGCAGATAATATAAACCTTGAATCCCAAGCTGATAATGTTATTGTTGGCTACACCTTTGATTATGAAGTAAAATTACCACAAATTCATTATCAAATACAAGGTGCTGCAGCAGATTATAGTGCTGTATTAAATATATCACGTATGAAATTTTCTGTAGGTCGATCTAGTACATTAGGTTTTAAACTTAGTTATAATGGATATCGTGGTCAATCGCAATCTTTTACAGAACTGACAGATGGTAGTAGAACTGAATTTACACTACCTTTTGATGTGAAAGATGACAGCGATATTAAAATAAGTATAAATGGTAGGAATACAACTAGCTTTAGTATTACTGATGATGGAGTGATTACTATGGATAGTGCTCCAGCAGCTACAGATACAATGATAGCTTATGAAGATACTTGGTATGATCTACAACCAATCCAAGAAGCTAATTTATATTTAGCAGATGATGTAGCGATATTAGGTGAAGCAGTATATACTGTACCAATACACCAACGATCAGGTAATTTTTCATTTAAAGTATTTAGTGATTCACCTTTCCCAGTTTCTTTAACTTCAATGATGTGGGAAGGAAACTACAGCCCACGTTATTATAGGAGGAATTAATCATGATGATGATGAATGACTTCGGCGTTCCAATGAATGACGCTGAAATGAGTATGCAACCTCCGGGTGCTATTAAGCCTCATGAAAAAATGATTGCTGAATCTGGAGTTACTAGTAATATAGATCTAAACCCTTTTAATTGGTTTAAAGGCGGTAATGATGCTTATGAAGCTCAAGAAGAATTAATAAATAGCACTTTTGACTACAATAATGAGATGTGGTCTTGGCATAGAGCACAAGACTGGAGTACTTATTATGCTACATTAGAACGTCAGTATGTTGATCAATTAAATGATGAAGCTGTTCGGAAATATAAAGATCAACTAGCTTATAATAACTGGCAAGATAAAGAAAATATGCGTCTTTATTCTTATGCTAAAGAAGTTGAAGCTTATAATGCTAGTGTTAATAGTTATTACCAACAGTTAGATTTTAATAATATAGCAGAAGAATTAACTATAAATGATACAGCTAGGGTTTATCAAGATCAATTAATTTCACTTGGTTTTCAAAATGAAGATTTAATAAATAAATATCTTGCAGGTGAAAAGTCAATAGCCTTAGAAGCAAAAGGTTTGACAGATAAATTAAATCAAGCCAAAGCTGTAGAAACATTACAAATAAGAGAAACAGATATTGGTAGAGAGTTTGATTTAATAAATAATGAATTAGATAAAGTTGGATTAAGGAATGGTATGGCAGCTACTAAAGCAGATGCTGCATTTAAAATCCAAGGGATGAGAACAGAAACTTTAGAAAAAGTAGGTCAACAGAAAGCACTTGGTCAAGTAGGAAGGTCTGCAGAGAAAGCTATGCAAGCTATTTTAGCTAAACAAGGTAATGCTCAAGCAGCTTTAATGAATAGTATATCTAATGCTGAAGCTCAATATACTATTGATTTAAAGAAACTTTCAGCTGCTTTAGAAAATAAAACAGCTCTTTCAAAATTACAATATGATAATATTGCTAATCAACTGACTACTTCTACAGCTGATATCAGAAGAGCACAAGAATCAGTTGGTCTTAAATTCTCTCAACTTAAAGATGAGACTGACTTTGGTAGAGAACAGCTACAACAATCTATGGTTAGTGCTGAAAATCAGTACTTAGCTGATAGAGAACGTATTGGTATGGATAAATACCAAGCTGATATTAATGCATCTCAAAGCCTTAAGACTGTACCAACAGCACCACCACAACAAAAATTACCATTAATGATTCCTGATACAGTTTATAATAAACCTCTTACACCTGTTAACCCACCATTCCCTATGAAAGGGGTTAATACCGTACAAGTAAATAGCTTTGGTCAGAATCTTATGAATCTTGCTATAAGAGCTGGTACTGCTTATGTAACTAGTGGTGCAAGTGAGCTTGGACGTGCTGCTGTTAATTAACAGTTTGATTGGTGGTGGCTAATGATGACAGATGTAGTATTTCAAAAAATCTAAACAATGGCAAATCTATTTAGAGGGTACGCCCAAAAATCAGATTACTCTGGGAACTTACTGAAAGGTATAGATCCCTCAGATAAAATATTAGAAGAAGGTAGACGACACCTTTTACAATGGAAGGATGTTTCCCAAGGGGAACAGCAAAATCAACAAAATTATCTAGCGGCTTTGGAAGCTAAATTCCAAGCTGAAGAAGCAGATAGAGCACGTAACCAAAAACTTGAAACTTATTTTGCTGATAGTTTTGGAAAAGCTTTAACTAAAAGACATGAAGGTTTAATTCAAAACGCTGAAGCTAACCTTTTAAAAGCTCAAGAAACAACTAAAAAATTAAAAGGTTGGTCAGATACTGCAGTTAATGTAGGTATGGCAGCTGCATCAGGTTTTGCTGAAGCACGTAGAGAACATGGAATGAATCTAGCAATGGATTTAGGTCTATCATGGGATACTGCTAAAGGTATACAAGATGCTACAGGAGTTTTAGATGAAACTTATAAAGGTACTAATGCTGCAGTACTAGAAGCACGTAAAAGAGGTGCATCATGGGAACAGATAAACCAAATACATAGCCTCAGTTTTTTAGGAAACCAAGGGTTTAGGGTTGGTGTTGCTATGAATATAGGTGAGAATTATAGGGTAAATGGTATTCTAAAAAAGCAAAATAAAAAATATAATTTCAAAGGTAGACAAATGTCATTGCTTGAAGCTACTTCTGAATTAAATTTAGAAGCCTACACAGCAATACAAAGGAAAGTAACATCAGAATACCTGAAAGAAGAGCAAGAAAACTCAGGTCTTCATATAGACCTTATTACTAAATATGCTAGAGACCCTATAATTAGAGCAAACGGTCGTGTAAAAACGACTATACATGAAGCAATAATTAAACAACAAAAAGAAGGAGAACAAAGAAAATTAACTAAATTAACTGAAACTAAAATTAAAGAAGGTATATACTGGCCTTATGTTAAAAGTAGGTTTGGACCAAATAATGAAAACCGTGCTGGGGTACTGTCATCAGAACATAACAACCAGATGGATGCTTTTAAATCAGGTTTACTTACTTCTGTTGATTTAGAATATATTAAAAATATGGAGATAGAAATCAATGGTAAAAAAATATTATATGGTAATAAGTTCCCAAAAAGAATAACAGAACTTGAAAATGCTTTAAATAGTCATACTAATATTCTTTATAATAAACAACAAAGGGCTACAAAAATCAGGCAAAATGAACTGATTGAAAATACAGAACTTTTTAGACAAGAATTACTTAGAAGAGAAACTCCAATAAAACCGGGTGAATTAGCTTCGATGATAGCAGAAGCTAATAGATTGCATGGACCTGACAATGTAATGTCGAAAATGTTAGTAAGTCAGACTAGAGATTATACATCAGAAGCTAATGATAAAATTTATAAACCTACACTTGAAAAACTTGAGAAACAAGGTATGGTTACTGCTAGTGTTGTTAAATCATATGGATTAACACCTAAAACTGAAGCTAAATGGATGAAAGTTGCTAGAATGCAAGACCGAACCCAACCAACTGAAGCTGAAATAAAAATACTTGAAAGTACAGTGAAAACAAGAGTAGAAGATATTTTAAATGATTATGGATTTGATTCTGAAGATGTATCTTCATCAGCTTTAGCAATATATGTAGGGCAAAATAGAATTAAAAAATACTTTACTACTTATGCTCAAGATCCAAAATTAAATCGAGGAGATGTTTTACTTCAAGCTATCGAAAGGTTTGAAGTAGATGTTAAAAAAGATTATCAAATAAAAACAACAGGAAAAGGTGATACATATAAACCTCATTTTGTTACATTTTCTGTTTCCGCTAAACGTCATCCAATACCATTAAGTGAGATTACTTCAGAAGAATTTGCTGCTAATCCTAGACTAGCTTATGAGAAATTATTTTTAGAACCAGTTAAATTGGTAAAATATTTTGATGATGTTGCTCAAGGTAGAAATGTAGGAATTCCCCCAGAAGCAGCTAATTATGTAAGTAAATTTGGAATTGGACCTAAAGGTGAAGTTAGGATGACCGAATTAATGTTTTTAGAAGCACAAAGAAAATTAATTGATCCTGATTTTCAGATACCACCACATTTATTACAAATGCATAAAGTAGCGTTTAATCAAATCAAACCTGAGTATCAGAAATATATAACAGGAGCACATCAAACAACTAACTCAGCACATGTAGCTCTTAAATATAGTGGGTTTAAACATCCAGATGCTGAAACTTCTAATAATTTTGCTGAAAAAAATACACAGAGTTATTTTAATATGTTTAGAAATCCAGAGAACTTCCATTTTTATTTAAACATAGATCCAAAAGGAGTGGAAAATCAATTAGATTGGACAGAGCAATTAATAATGGGGGTTAGTTGATGGATAATAATAACCCAATAGAAGCTAATAATGCTTTACCTGATCCAGAGAAAGAGAAATTTGAACAACAAGAACAGCGTAAATATGAAGAATGGAAGACTCAAAAAGAAGGTGGTAATCCTACAGAACAAGCTGAAATAACACCTCAAGCTCCTGCTAAAACTACTACAACAGCTGATGCTGTTAAAGGTGGTAAAGGTGATCATTCATGGGGTGGTTATGAAGACCAACAAAAAGCTCAATATGGTTTGCAGAAACCTAAAAATGTAAGTCAAGAAGATTGGAATTCTAGACCAGATTGGTCCAGAGGATTAGAAAATGTAGTAGCTGCTGGTTCTATACCAGCTTTAAGTACTGCAGATTTTATTTCTGATGCTGCTGCATTGATACCCTTTTTAAAGCCTGTTAACGACTGGTGGGATGAAAACTCACCACGATCTAACCATCCAGCTCATAAAGCTATTAGAGAAGCTGCTTCAGTTATTATACCTACAATGTATGGTGGTGGTGCAGTCACAGGAAGTTTAAAAGCTGCTACAGCTGCTAGATCTATACCTAAAGCTACACGTATACTTGGTACAATAGGTGCTCATGCTGGTGTAGACACAGCAGTTACTGCTATATCTTCTCATTCTAAAGAACAAGATAATATAGCTGCAGCTTTGAATGAATGGTTAGGTTGGGATATACCATGGGCTACTAGAGATGGCGACAGTCCAGATGTCATAAGAAAGAAAAATATTTATGAATCAGCTGGGTTAAGTGTTGGTGTAGATTTACTTACATCTGCATTCTCTTTGGCTAAAGCTATGAAAGTTATACCCGGAGATGAGTTTGCTGAACGTGCTTTAGCTAGACATGCTACAGGTTTTGAAGGTGAAGATCCAATCAGTTTTAGTGTTTTAAGTCGTAGATCTAGTAGAACTAAAGCCCAAAGAAATGAAGCAATATCTCGTTTAATACGAGACCCAAAAGGTAGTAATGGGTATGATCCTTTTATTAATACACCTGATCTTGGGCCACAAAGTAGAGCTGTATCTGAATTAGAACCTAATCCCATTAAAGCTAAAATAGATAATTGGAGAATACAGAATAATGTAGGTACCGTTAATGGTAGAGCTAGACCTTTTGTAAGTAATAGGTTTATTCAAAGGATGGCTAATGCTAATCCATCTGAAAGAGCTGAAGCTTATAGAAATCTATTTGATAAAGATATAGCTGCTAATGTTGGTGCTAAAATTGATGGTACAGTTATACCTCCAGAAGATATAAATAAAGCTGTAACTAATTTATATAATAATGTATTTAATCCTGACATTAAATTAAGTCAGATGGAATCCATTGTTAATGATATGAAAACTGGATTCTTTAATAAAAAGAATTACATGGGTCAACAAGAGTGGCGTATTGTTAATGAAGCTTTCATACAAGCATTTGAACAGGTATATAATCCTAAAGTAATGAGGGCATCTGCTTTAGTTACTAATCAAGCAGCAGGTACAATTGCTGACACAGCATCTGCTATTGGTTTGATTGGTGATGTAGCAATGACAGGTAGGCAGCAAGAAATGATTGTTGAAAAGCTCAGGCTTTTAAGTAGAGAGGTTAGAGCTAACCAGTATATATCTAATAAGGTAGGTGAGTATAAACAACTTGCAGGTGCTAGAAATCCAGCTGCTCTTAAAGCTTGGATTCTGGATCAGAATACTGATTTTGCTAAAGGTTTGAAAGCTGTACAAGATAAAGGCGAGGAGTTTTATCAAACCTTAGAAGAGATTGCTAAAACCAACCCTGAATATCTTAAACCACTTGCATTAGCCATGGAAGCTACCAATGGTGAAGTTGATCAAATATATAAACTTAACAGATGGGCTGAAGAGAATGTAGCATTTTTAAGGAAAGCTTTCTATGATGGTAACCCTCAAGTACCTAGTTTAATTGTTAAAGGTTTACAAAGTGTACGCTATAATCATATTCTATCTGGGCTTGCTCCGTTAAAAGCATTAACAGGTAACGCTATGTTAGCTGCATTTAAACCTGCTACAGTACTAGCTGGGGCTAAAATTACAGGAGAAACAGCTACATTTAGGAAAGCTCTTTGGACTTATGGTGGTATTCAAGAGAATTTCCAACGTGCTTATAAAGTAATGGGTGATGAATGGCGTTTAGCTAAGTCACGTCCAGAAGAAGCTATGATGCGTGGTCGTGCTGATTTACGTCAGGCTAAGATGGATAACTTTGAAGCCTTAGAAGCTATGTCTGATGTTTGGAAAGCTGAAGGTAACACTGGTAAAATAGCTATGTGGAATATAGCTAAAGGTTTATCATGGTACAACAATAACCCATTTGTTAGATGGGGTATTAATGCTATGTATGCTATTGATGGTTTTACTAACTCATTAATGGCTAGTGGGTCTGCTAGATCTAAAGCATATAATATCTTAATGAAAGAAACAAATGGTGCATTTAGTGCAGAAGCTTTTGATAAATTACAAAAAAGATTATATAGCCAAGCGTTTGATCATACTGGATTGTTAACAGATAAAGCGGCTAAACATGCTTCTCAAGAGATAGCACTTAACTTAGATAGTCAGTTAGCAAATGATCTTAATACAATATTAGAAACAGTTCCAGCTGCAAAATCTTTATTCTTATTTCCTAGAACTGGGTTAAATGCTTTGAATCTATCTTGGACATTTACTCCCGGTAGTGGTCTAATTCCTTTACAAACTAAGGTTCGTAAGGTATTCACAGCTTCTACTAAACAGGAAATAGCTGAAGTATTGATGGAACATGGTCTTGAAAACAGTGATGATGCTTTCCGTACACTTAAATCTGAATACATTGGCCGTCAATTGATGGGTGGTGCAGTGGTTACAGGTGCTGGTATGTGGGCATTACAAGGTAACTTAACTGGTAATGGACCTCAAAGTTCTGGTGAACTCAAACGTATGATTAGTATGGGTTGGGAACCTAATTCTATTAAGAACCCAATCACTGGTGAATGGCATAGTTACAAAGGGTTTGAACCATTTGATTCATTACTTGGTCTTATTGGAGATGCAGTATATTTCTCTAACCGTATAGACCAATCATTAACTGAACAATTATATCAAAAAATAGCATTTTCCATTAGTATGAACGTTGCTAATAAAACATTCCTTAGTGGAATGGAACCATTAGTATCTATGTTCTCTGGAGATGAAGGTGCATTTAATAGATTCCTTGTATCTCAAGCGGATTCTTTAATACCTTTTGCACCATCTGGTATGAGAAGTGTGTTAAATCAAGCTATATCTCCACAATTAAAAGATGTAGAAAATGATTGGGGTGCGTTGATGTCTAATAAATGGAAGTTCTTAAGCCCTCCCGATTTAATGGATAAATTAGATATATACACAGGTAAACCAATTAGATTCCAAGAACCTTTAGTTGCTGCAGCTAATGCTTTCCTACCATTTGGTAAATCTAATGGTGATATAGAACCGTGGAGACAATGGTTAATTAGTACAGGTTGGGATAATGTACAGAGTATGAGGATGAACCCTATTACTAACGAGTTATTAAGCCCTGAAGATCGTCATTGGATAAATAATTGGATAGCTAAGAATATGAATTTAGCTGGACAGATTGAAAGTATGATGACTTCAGAAGACGGGTTTTGGACTAGAAAAATAAAGGAATATAAAAAAGATAGAGGATGGAAAAAGCAAAAAGATTATCCAATCAAAGAGCTAGTTGTACACCAAGAGCTGTCAAGGATTCATAGAAATGCTATGAAATATGCATGTTCTGCGTTAGAAAGGTATCATTCACAGTATTCACAAGTAGGGTTACAAAATACTAGAATTAAAAATGCTTTACGACAAGGTAATATGCCAGAAGCTTTAAAAGCAAATGAAACAAAAGAGGACTTAAGACGTTTATTAGACTTCTAAAATGACAGTAACAATTGAAAACTCAACTACGGGAAACGGCACTCAAGTCGATTTCCCATTCACATTCTCATATTTAGATACCACAGACATTAAAGTTAGTTTGGATGGTGCAAATACAACTGCATATTCGTTGCTTAATGCATCAACGGTTAGAATGGATTCTGCTCCTGCCGATGGTGTAGTAGTTAGAATTTATAGAAGCACATCTTCTGATACGCCTAAAGCTACTTTTTATGCAGGTTCAGTTATAAGAGCTGAAGATTTGAACGATAACACCCTACAAAATTTATACATAACTCAAGAGGCTAACGTTGATGTACTGAACGCTTGGAAGACAGGCGATCAAACCATCATAAGTACTGAAACTTGGCATACATCTGATGATACAAAAGTAGCTACTACAAAAGCTATTGAAGGACGTATAGATGCTAAAATTGATAATCTTACTGGAGAAGTTACAGCTAATTCATCTGGTGTCACAGAGATTGTAGATGGAAAGGTTGATTTAGCTAATTTAAAAGTTAGTAATTCTAGTGCATCGGATGGTTTATATTTACAAAAACAATCAGGTAATACTGGTGGTTTAACATGGGCTGCAGGGTCTACAGTAGGTGGAAGTGTTGGAGTTGATTTTAACGATAATGTTAAAGTAAGGTTTGGTACAGGCAATGATTTAGAGTTGTACCATAATGCAACAAATAGTATTATAGATAATAATGTTGGTGAATTACATTTACTTTCAGATGGTATAACTTTTAAAGATAAAGATAGTGGAGATAACTATGCAACTTTTGTCCATGATGGTGCTGTAACTTTATATTATGATAATGCTTCAAAGTTAGCAACATCAAACACTGGTGTCACTATAACTGGTACAGCTGTTGCTACTAGTTTTACTGGTGATGTAACTGGTGATGTAACTGGTAATGTAACTGGATCGTCTGGTAGTTGTACTGGTAATGCAGTAACAGCAACCACTGCTGTAAATGCTAATCATATTAATATAGCTGATAACGAATCGACAAATGAAAATAACTTAATCCCTTTTATTGAAGATGCTTCAACTACTGGAAATGTAGGCTTAGAATCTGATGGTGATTTCCATTACAACCCCAGTACTGGAACAGTAACAGCTACAGTTTTTGATGGTAATGTAACTGGTAATGTAACTGGGGATGTAACTGGTAATACAGATACATTCACAGTTTCAGCTAATAACTCTACTGATGAAACAGTTTATCCTGTATTTGTTGATGAAGCTACAGGGTCTAAAGGTGCTGAAACAGATACAGGTTTAACGTATAATCCTAGTAGTGGTTTATTAACCAGTACATCGTTTGCTGGTGCATTAACTGGAGACGTTACAGGTAACGTATCTGGATCAGCCGCAACTGTCACTGGAGCAACTCAATCAGCTATACAGTCTGTCGGTACTCTTACTAGTCTTACAGTTGGTACAGGGGATCTTGTAGTTGATACAGATACACTTCTAGTTGATTCTTCAGAAGATAGGGTGGGTGTTAATAAAGCATCCCCTGCATCAGCATTAGATATAGTAGGTAGTGTAACTCAATCAGCTATAACACCAGCTGCTCTTGAAGTGGATTGTTCTGCTGGTAATTATTTTACTAAAACTTTAGTAGGTAGTAGTACAATTACTTTTGCTAATATACCTGCAGGTGTGGTTTATGGTTTTATACTTGAAATAACAACACCAGCTTCTGCTACAACAATAACTTGGCCTGATGGTACAAGTGGTGATGGTGGTACTGTTAAATGGGTTGGAGGTGCAACAGCACCAAGTACTGCTAGTAGTAAAACTCATATATTTAGTTTTATAACTAGTAATGGTAATGGAGATAGTACTACGTGGCGTGGTTCAAGTGCTCTTGATTATACAACGTAAAGATTATGCTCGTATTTCCTACATATCAAAAGTTAATAACAAGTGAAGGTGTACCTGATACTGTTACACTAAATGGTCCAGTAGGTAGTTCTTATGATTATTGGTCATATGCAACTGATAGTAATAGTGTGGGTGGTGATTTTACTATAAGTTTAAGTAATGTTCCTACAGTACCAAAACCTGGCAAAAGAGTAGTTTTAATACATTTTACTTATAAACTTATCCTTGATGATGCTTGGGGTGCATATCCTACTTGGTTTAAACCAAGCGGTCAAGGAGGGACTGCTGCATTTACTCTAGGTGGAGCTACACCAACCTTCAGAGCTTATGGACGAACGCTTTATAATGGTAATGCAATATATACTATGAATGCTGATTTAAATACATCTGGATCTGCTGCAAGCGTTTCTTTTGATTTTGATAATACTTCATTTGACACGACTGGATTGACTAGTTGGAGTCCAACAGGTGGCTATAGTTTTACTGTTTGGATATTTGATTATGTCAAGAGTTACTGGTATTCTATAAACGGTAATGAAGGTGATGATGACCCTCTTTATAGCGGTATGACTATAGATGTAGCTCAACCCGGAACAGGTAGTAATTTCACAGCTTCTCATAAAGCAGTTACAGGTTTTTCATCTAATTCTAATCCTCTTAACTGGGTAAAAGATTCAGCAGATACTTCAACATATACAACGACTATAGACACAGATATCGGGTCAAATGAACAGACAGAAACTAGTTACTCTTTTGAAACTACTTCATCATCATCAAACCTAAAAGGTACTATATCAACATCAAGTGGTAGTGCTGCAGGTGGAGTGGCTGCTAATTATTCCTTTCTAAGGTTTATACCATCAACATCTCAAACCTAAGTATCAAATTAAATAATAAATATGAATTACGCAATTGTAGATGGGAATACAGTTACTAAAACTGGACACATCTTTGAATTATTTCCTAATGTTTCTTTTCCAGAAACTGGTCCTCCAGCTGAATTTATTACTAACAATAATTTAGTAGAAATTATTAATGCCTTAAATATAACTGAACCTGATCAAAAATTAACTACGGTTGATGTCTATTTAGATTCAGGTAAAGCTTATTCAGTAAAAGTAGAGACATGTACGGATACTGAAAAAGCTGCAAATATAACTAATAAATGGGTAAGTATTAGAGAACAAAGGGATGAAAAATTAAAAGAAACAGATTGGAGAGCTTCTAGTGATCTAACTCTTAGTGATGATTGGAAGACTTACCGCCAAGCTTTGAGAGATGTACCGACTCAATCTGACCCTTATAATATCACATGGCCTACACAGCCGTCTTAATTTACAGTGGAAATACCATCCATTAAACCTCAATTACCAAAAGCTCTAGATATGCCAAGCATCCCTCTAGAACCACCTACAGCAGATATGCCAGTCTTCCCACCTATTGTCATACCTCCTAGTAATTTGGTAGCTCCTAAAGGAGTAGAGGGAAAGGAAAAAGAAGAAGTACAAACAGAGCAACCTAAAGTAAAACTACCTGTTATTGATATTGACTTACCTTTACCAACTACAGAAATTGTAGCTACTGCAACCTATGCAGCTGTAGCAGCTGTAGCCACTACCACCCTCGCTACACCCTTCTTTGATAAAATCAAAAAACAAGTACAAAAATTCCTACAGAAAAAAGTAGATAAATGGAAGGAACAAAAACAACAGAAGAAAAACCTAAAGGACTCCTCGGTAAACTAAAAGAGAATGTAGATGACCATGAAGAACAGATGGTGATCTTAGGTGCAATGGTGCGTCTTGGAGTAGTCATTTGGAGTGGATTTATCATAACTTTAAACTATGTAGAATTACCTATGTTTAAGAAAAGTCCGGGTGGGGATATAACTTTCCCTGCCAGTATCTTTACTGGAGCCTTAGCTACCTTTGGTTTGTCTACTGGTAACGGTAATGGTAAGAAACCTAAAAATGAATCAACATCAAAACCATGAAAAAATGGCTATTACTCTTAATGTTGGTATCACCCACAGCAGTTAAAGCAGAATTAGTACAACCAAATTTTACACAGGGTTCTATGAACTCTACAACCACTACAACGGTTGATATAGAAGAAACAATAACCACCACCACCTATGGAGCAGCGTTAAGCAAATGGTCTGGGGACAACATAACCCATACATCAGCAAGCTCTGGAGGAATAGTAGACGAAGATTCAATCTTTACTTTGACAACTCCCGGTTCAGACTTCTCGTTAGAAGTAGTAACCAGAGCAGCCAGTCAGATAATCGAACTAATAGAGGTAGACAGAACTATCTCACAGGAATCTACTACTGTTTCCTTATCAGTCTTCTCTCAATAGCACCAGCTAAAGCATCAGAACCAGAGACTCAAAACGTATCGAATCCTGTTGCTGCAGCTACTGGTAATGTTACCAATCAAGCTGTCCAATTCCAGAACAATGGTGCACCATCAAGGCAGCATTATGGGTCTGGAGTAAGCTGTAATGGTCCTACAATGACGTTCAGTCCCTTCTATATGGGGAATCATACGGTTCCTTTTGATGAGGAGATGTCTCAGAGAAGCTATACAGTAGCTGAAAACTGGGGAGGACAGATAAATTTTATGTTTCCATTAGATCGTAGGGGGTTAGCACAGTGCAGACGTATAGCTGCAAGACAAGAAGAGAAAATGAGGCTTGATTACGAGCTAGTTCGTGTGCTCAAATGTGCTGAACTCCAACAAAAAGGGTTTATGTTAGCTGAAAATACACGTGTTTATAGCATGTGTAACGATGTCGTCCCTATAGTTAAGTATGAAAAAGAAAAGAAAGCTGCAATTAAGCAGTATTTAAAAACTGAATGTACTCCAGTTAAAGGATTTAAACTTCCTTGGAAAAATCAAGAGTACAAATGCCCTAAACAACCCAATAAAATAAATGATTCTACTAATTAAGCCAATCCTACTCAAATTTGCAACTTCTGATTCAGTTAAAAAGCTAATCGTTGACCTTTTAAAGAAGCTTGTTTCCACTACAGATAACAAAGTGGATGATAAAGCAGTAGAATTCTTAGAGAAACAACTATTTCCTAGTAAATAATGGCTAATAAAGCTACGGAAGAACAGTTTAACGAGTTACATAACCTTGTTACAACTGAATTCCTTAAAAGAGTTAAAAGTGGTGAAGCCACCGCCCACGAATTAAAAGCAGCCTGTGACTGGCTAGTTAAAAATGATATCAGTGGTGTTGCTTATGAAGGTAATCCATTAGATAAATTGGCATCCGTAATGCCTAAAATCGATCCTGACCTTGTACAACGGAGACTCCATGCGAATAGCTTCAAAAACTACTAAAACTAAATCTAATATAAATCCAAGAGCAAAAGCTGCTTATCAAAAATATATTAGTGGAAAGAAGAAAAGTAAACCTAAACAAAATACACCTACAAAAAGACCTACAATTAAGAAACCTTCTTTAAAAGGAGCTTTAAGTGGAGTAAAACAGTGGTCTCCAACAAGAATACCTAAATCTAATTCAACTAGACCTAAACCAAAACCTTCTAGAGCTACTCCTATAAGAAAAAAGAGAGCAAACGAAACTAGATTAAGAGATAAACTTCTTGAAAGACGTAAAAAAACTAGTAGATTAAGGAGAAGAGCTATGGCATCTAGAAGACCTAATTTACGAAGAAGGTAATGGCAAGAAAAAGTACTAAATACTATAATGCCAACCCCAAGGCAAAAGCTAAAAAAAGTGCCTATCAAAAAAAATTTAATAGCAGCCCAACTCAAATAAGTAAGCGAACTGCTTTAAACAAAGAAAATAGACGCAGAGGAACTTATGGCAATGGTGATAAGTTGGATGTCTCCCATAAAAAAGGAGGGGGCACCAAACTCGAAGCCCAAGCAAAAAACAGAGCCAGAAATAGAGGAAAAGCGTGACACCCCTACTACCAA